CGAGCATTCTGAAAATTTCGATGCCAAACTTCATCAGCTTTCGAGCGGCATCTACCCGCCCTACCCTTCGCTTTTCGTCCTCCGAAAAGATTTCCTCTGCCCAGTTAAAGTGAGCGTTTCCCCTTGCCACGGTGGTTATCAACGGTTGCTATCACAGACGGCTGGCAGACCATGTGTCCGCGCCTTAGGGCGCGAGCCACCGTGCTGTCAGCTTTGGGACGCAGGCCACGGCCTGCCGTTCCCAAGTCTCAGCGTCCTGCCGTCGAGTGCTGGTCTGCCCGAGACTCTGGGCTGGCCAGCCCCCCGAGTACTGTCTCGACGAGGCAGTTGGCAACCACCTCGAAGGTGGCACGGATCGAGGTGTTCGAACTATGCCAGTGAGCACGGAGACGGACGAGTCCACTTCTCCCGTGCCCCAGCCTTCTCCGCTAGTGCGGGCAGAGCGAACCTGAGTCCCGCCCCGCCGAGCGCTGAGGTGATGGCCATTGGTTCTACCCTTTTTGGTTGCCAATGCGCGGAGCAGAGCAGACATCCTGCTACAGCCCCACCCCATGCTCAAACTTCGCGCCTCGCAGCGGAGCTGCGGGAGCGCCGTTTGACATAGGAAAACCCCGGGGCAGTAGCAAGACGGGATGCTGCTCGCACCGAGCAATTGACAACTACAAAAAGGAGAACACAATGTCTGATCACCTCATCACCTTCGACGGAGCAGAACTTGCTTCGCTCAGCATCCGCACATCGAAGAAGGGGAGCACGTACGCGAGTGGACTCATCCACCTCCGTGACAGGAGTGGCAAGTTCGAAGCCTCGCTTCCGTTCCGTTCCTTCGATGCGGTCGCTGAACTGACCTCGATCGAGCGTCAGTACTTCGGGGAGCAGGCTGCGCAGCCAGAGACCTCGGGCGGTGACCTTCACTTCGACGGTGAGAACGCCGAGACTCGGGAGCGCCAAGTCGCTAAAGCGACTGGTCGCCCCAAGGCTACCATCAGCGGATGGCTTCGCACCAGTAAGGGCACGGACGGCAAGTGGTCTACCACCTTCATGGTGACTAGCCTAACCGTCTGAGATAACCACCTGAGCATGTGGATAAACTGCTCATCTTTAATGGTTGAGTTATCAGTACGCACTGCGTGCTGGTGGCTGAGCTCTTAAGGCTCAGATCGTTTGAGTATGGTACTCAGGCGCATAGCAAATATGTAAAGGAGAGTAAGATGAAAGATGTAGTCTATGTACAAGACAGCCTATCAGTTACTAACAACTGCTTCGCTTGTCTTCAGTCAGGTGAGAAGTGTACGGATTGTCAAGATGACTTTGATAATTCGCAGACTAATCTAGCCTATGAAATAGTCGACGAAGGTAATCAGATTTATCGTCGTCAGTGGGTGCGTAACTCTGAGGATATCTCAGGGCATGACTGGATTGCCCCGCTGGTCAGAGTCAATGGTCGTGTGCGTCAAGAGTTCCTTGAGCCTGTCGTACATATGGAGGACAGGACATTTAATCCTGAACTGGAACTGATGGCAGATGAAACTGTCTGTCAGTCCTGTCATCTAGCATATCTATCTGTAACTGATTGTCCAAACTGTAACTAATAGTAACGGCAATCTGCCCCTGTTGCCTACGGCAGGGGCAGTTGCCTCTATCAAAGGAGAGTAATATGATTTATTATAATGGCTTTAACTTATTGGTTGATATCTTAGTTGGTATCAGTGTATGGTTCTTTACGTTTAAGTATGCATGGTGGGCAGGCTATCATGCTGGCATCGAGGATAACTGGAAGGGCAGTGATTACGATGAGCTATAAGAAAATAACTGTATGTACTACTACCATGGTAGACAAAGAGTATGCAGCAGTAGATGGTTTGCCTGATAACTGGGATGGAATGGATCGCCGTCAACAGGAAGCATGGTTGCTTACTAATACTATGCATATTGATACTAGGTATACACAGTTCGTTAGCATTGACGATGGCAGTTGGTTAATAGCAGATGATGTACTTAACTAAACTAGCGGAAGAGATCCGTGAGTATAAGGTAGTCCGGTATCTAGATCACTTCCTAGATACCGAGTCTGTCAGATACTTTGATGATTGGGATAAAGCGTACAGTTATTATAAAGATACACTGTATACATTATCCCGTGCTAACTACACTATGTCTTTAGCAATCATCAATGTAAAGACAGGCATGCCTATACATAAAGAGACTTGGAGAATCTAGTGCGTCGTGTAATAACTTACATCAGTGTGGCATACCTAGCACTGTGGTCTGTATTGTTTCCTAATACAGCACACGCTACGCCATACATTAAGTTCAAGTGTGAGGAGTTACCTAATAAGTATTGGACTCCAAGCATGGCAAAGAGCTACGCTCGCTTTGTCATGGCTAGATATGGATGGGGCAGAGGTGAGTTCAAGGCATTGAATAAACTGTGGACTGCTGAATCACACTGGAATCCCAGTGCGTACAATGTAGTAGCCGGTGATGTTGATGGCTCACATGCTGGTGGTATTCCGCAGATCTTATCATTAGATCCACGAACGCCAGCCCCGCTACAAATTGAGCGGGGGCTGGCTTATATCTTGCATAGATATGAACGGCCTTCGGTTGCTTGGAACCATCATCGTAGACATGGTTGGTACTAGATGTGCCTAACATGTTGACCGATGCGTATTGGAGAAACTACATAAGAGAACTACTAACAGAAAATAGGAGAGGAACTATGACTGTAGAAATAGAAGTTGAGGCTGTGCCTTGGGAAGTTGCGTGGCCCAAAGCACTTGATGATTACGCTGCTAAAGCTGCTGAAGGTATGCATCCACAAGAAAGAATCTGGAGCACACTTACTGCATCTGATATAGATAAGTTGCGTAGCTTACACATTGAGACTGCTGGCTATGGTATATGCGATCGTTGTGAAAGTCCACGCAAATTACATACTAACAATATTAGTTTGTATGATGATGGTAGTAAGAAAAAACTTTGCTGGAGTTGTGTAAAGCTTTTATCTTTTTACAATCTTAACTTAGAGTTACAAGTTAATCATGCTGGTGATCGCTTTGATGTTGGTGATATGATTCGTTATCTTATAGATAATGATATTGCTCCACGTCATGAAGAGCAACGTGATCAATGCCCAAGTTGTCGTGAGTATCCATTGTCACCTAATGAAACTAGCAAGTCCAAGTATTGGGGCGAGCTTATTGATTGGGATGGCAAGCAAATGTATGCGCATACTAAATGTATTAACCGTTGCGCAGGTAACAAGTGTAGTCACTGGACATTTACTCAATGGTCAATGACTAAAGTTGATGGTAAGTTTTATTGTGATGACTGCTTCAATACACTTGAAAGTGAACACGACATTCACGCTTGTGATTACTGTGGATACAGAACTATAGATGAAGATAACCTTGAGCATTCAGACTTGCGTGATGCTTACTTATGTGACAATTGTTACAGTGGTGCATGGGATTGCGGTGAATGCAACAGTACTATCTATGGTGAAGATGAAGACCATGACTGTGAGTATGATGAAGATGATGATGGCGGTATCATCAAGAGCTACAGTTACAAGCCACGCCCTGTGTTCTTTGGTAGTGCTAACTATCATATGGGTATTGAGCTTGAGGTAGAAGAACAAACTGCAAGCCATGACAATCGTATAGAGATGGCTGAGTATGTACAAGATGCATTAGGTAATCGTGTATATATTAAGTCAGATGGTTCATTGTCTTATGGCTTTGAGATTGTTACTCATCCGCATTCACTAGATGAATACCATACCATTGACTGGTCATTCTTAAATGTGCTAGCCAAGAATGATATTCGTTCATGGCAAACAAGTACATGCGGATTGCATGTGCATGTTGGTATCGTAGCATTTAAGTCCCGTGTCCATGAGGCACGGTTCACTAAGTTTATCTACGATAATGAAAAACAAATCATCCGCATCGCTGGCCGCCAGTCAGACTATGCACGCTTCACTGACAAAGGTAAGTCTGTTCATAAGATCAAGAATAAAAACCGTGGCTGGGATCGTTACCAAGCAGTCAATGTTAACAACCGACACACACTAGAAGTCCGTGTGTTCCGTGGTTCATTACGCAAAGAACGTTTGCTATCAGCCATTGAGTTTGTTCATGCAGTTGTTGAGTACACCCGTGATGTCCGGATGGTAAGTAAAGATATGCCATTCTCATGGGGCCGATTCGTTGGCTATGTATCTCAGCATCTAGATCTATATCCCAACCTGTTCATCATCATGAATGAACAGTTCAGTAAAGGTAAGCAAGACATAGTAGACAACGGAGAGGACGATTAAACTATGTGTATGTTATGTGTAATTCCACCCAATGTAATACCGTCACGTGAGAAGCTAGAGAACTCTGCTCTCAATAACCCGCATGGCTTTGGCTTTGCCATCGTTGTGCCTGAAGAAGATCGCATCATCGTCGAGCGTACTATGAACGCTGACGATTCCATCAACCGGTTCCTAGAACTGCGAGCGCAGTACATGACAGGCCATGCTACATGGCATGCTCGTCTTGCTACTCATGGTTCACAGACTGTTGAGAACTGTCATCCATTCCAAGTAGGTGTTGGTAATACCAAGACTTACCTAGCACACAATGGTATTTTGCCTGTGCTTGAAGATGGTACTGATCGTAGTGATACTCGTATCTTTGCTGAGGATGTACTGCCTGCTATGGGTGGTGTGACTGCGCTAGATAACGAGCAAATCTATAACATGATCGAAGACTTTACCAGTGGATCCAAGGTTGTAGTACTAACCGTTGATCCTGCTGCTCAGCATGAAGCCTATCTGTTCCACGATAACAAAGGTAACGTGGATGAAGATGGTGTCTGGTGGTCTAACGATAGTTGCTATCTAGACTATGGATATGGTAGCAAGTACAAGTTCAAGCGTAACTATAATTGGTGGGATGATGAGTATGATATGACTCGACCTGCCGTGCTTGGTCCTAAGTATGAACCAGCAGATGTTGAGCAATGCTTTAACTGCAATGCATTGTTAGATGCATCTATAGCAGAAGAAGATATGTCTTGCTACTTTTGTGGGGCATGCTTAGACTGTCTGTCTGAACAGCTGAACTGCCTGTGCTACATGGGTAGAAGCAAGCAGGCTGCAGTTAAAGATGGGTGGGTAGACGAAGAGTCTATGTCTACACCACCGGCATCACATCCTGTCTATAATAATCCAGCAGCAATTGGATGGGGGAAACTAGATTGGTAAAGCTAAAGCCAGACATGGTACAGAAGTACAAGATGGTTAGTGGTAACGCATTGACATTCAATGTACATAGCGGTGCTGATTCATTCAGCATTGGTATGTACCTTGGCAAGTATGTCTTGCGCCTATGGTGGCGCAAATGATATACGTTGTAGTAGTAGCACATGATGTGGGTGCCAATGTCTACGGTCCGTTTGATACGCCTGAACAAGCTAGGTACTACGGAGATAGTACGCTGTCAGGTAAATGGTATGTCGACTTATTGATTAATCCATATAACAACTAAGTTTAGTAGACACCTGTTTGTTAGGGGTGACGATCAGGTGTATACTAATGACGCTAGTACGGGTAGGTTTGGCCTCTCCTTTCCCTACCCTGCTAGCCCTACATTAAGGAGAGTTATGATTAGCATTGACGACCATGAAATCCCTGAGCACATCTCGTACTCAGCGTTTACTACATGGCTTGACTGCGGATGGCAGTACTACCTAAGCCGTGTCAAGAAGTTAGCAAGTGCGCCGGCATGGTGGTTCTATGGTGGCAGTGCAGTACACCGAGCGACTGAAGAATACGACAGGAGAAACCCATGAGTTTACTAGACGATTGGAAACAGTGGTGGGCTGCTACTGAAAAAGAACGTGACGAGTATGACTTAACTACTAGTGATACTTGGAGAGTAGCATCGCCTCGTCGTAACCCTGAGGATAGAGACTGGTGGTTTACTAATGGCTACAAGTTTTATGTTAACTGGGTTGATTGGCGCAAGGCTAATCCACATATGGAACTACTGCGCACTGAGAATGATGAGCTAGGTATTGAACTTGAAATGTTCCCACGCATTGGGGATGTAACAGTCAAGATGTTTCTTGATCGTGTGTTTGTTGACACACGCACAGGTGAGAATGTTATTGTAGATCTTAAGACAGGCAAGACTACGCCTGACTCAGCATTGCAGTTAGCATTCTATTCGTATGGTTTGCGTAAGACCTACGGTATCGTAGCCAACACAGGTTACTACTGGATGGCACGTAAAGGTGAACTGTCTGAACCGTTCGATCTTGCCGACTACACCGACGACAAGATCGAGACGATGGTAACTATGTTTGATAAGGCTAGGAAAGAACACTTGTTTATTCCTAACTTTAATAGTTGTAAAATGTGCGGATACTCCGTGCATTGTGAGTGGAAGGTAAAGGAGAAAGATACAGATGAGTAACGCCGAAGCGCCGATCTCAATCACAGCCAAGAGTGCCGCAGGTTCTCTTGTCACAGTCCGTGCTAACAATGGCGAAGAGTTGGATCAACTCGTAGCCACTGCGCTAGCATCAATTACATCAGCAGTTACAGAACTAGAGAGTGCAGTCCGTGGTAGTGCACCAATTGCTACCGCTCCTGTATCTAACCTAGCGTATGCTGCTCAGGCATTTAATGCTACGCCAGTACAGCAAGATGTCCCACCTTTTAGTCAGGCCCCCTCACTTGGGGGCGGTCGTAGTTGCCAGCATGGCAAGATGACTGGTATCCAAGGTCAGTCTAAGCAAGGCGGAGTATACAAAGGTTACTTCTGTCCATCTGCTCAGGGTGATCCGACTAAGTGCAAGACTATTTATGTCAACAAGACTGACCCAGAGTGGAACACATTCGTACCGGATCGCATTAAGTAATGAAAACATTACGCAGGTCTATCCGCAAGACCGAGGTGGGAGGGGAGCCATTACCCGCTCCCTTCCAAGCCTTTGCTCGAGCAGGTATTGTGCTGCGTAGATCAGAGGTAACAGTAGTTGCTGGTACACCGGGGGCTGGTAAGTCTTCGGTTGCTTTGCATATAGCGGCAAGGCTTAAGCAACCTACTCTGTACTTCTCAGCAGATACTAATGCTCACACTATGGCTATGCGTTTGCTAGCCATGACAGGCAAGATGACACAGCAGCAAGCAGAGAACTTAATGAAGAATAACCCTGACGCTGCCGAACACATCATGTCTAACAACAATCATTTGTACTGGTCATTTGAACCTAGCCCTACACTAGCTGACTTGGACGCAGAGGTATCTGCGTTTGAAACTATGTGGGGTAGGAGTCCGACCTTGATCGTAGTAGATAACTTAATGGACATTGCAATGGATGGACATGAAGAGTTCGCTGCTATGCGACAGGTTATGAAAGAACTAAAGTTCTTAGCCCGTGATACTAATGCTTGTGTGCTGGTGCTACACCATACACAGGAAGGTGCTAATGGTTATCCGTGTCAGCCACGCTCTGCATTGCAGGGTAAGGTGGCACAGATTCCAGCCATGGTACTAACAGTAGGGCAAAAGGATTTGCCTAATGGTCTTGATAAGTATCTGTGTGTTGCTCCCGTAAAGAATCGTTACGGCAAAGCAGATCAGACAGGTAACAGTTATGTAGAGTTATGCTTTGAGCCTGAGTCTATGTACTTAGAAGATATCTTCCGTGACCATGAACAAGAGATGATGCCGATATGATATGCGAAAACTGTGAAGAGAATATAGTACGCAGTCAGTTAAGTAAATTATGTGAATCATGTGCTCGAGACTTTAAGGAGTCATTGCGTGAGTAGTGCTGCCAAAGCTAAGGGTTCTAAAGCCGAACTAGATGTAGTCAAGTACCTTAAGCAATGGTTCCCATATGTGGATCGTAGACTGGCAGGTGCCACCCTAGATAAGGGTGACATCTCTGGTATACCGGGCGTTACTATCGAGATCAAGAACCATGCCAAGATGGACTTGGCTGGTTGGACAGAAGAATTGTTAACCGAAATGGCTAACGATAATGCATGGACAGGCGTGGTATGGCACAAGCGCAAGGGACGGGGAAGCCCAGGCGATTGGTACTGTACTATGCCTGGTCATGTATGGGTTGAACTACTACGAAAAGGGATGGGACTATAATGTTTATAACACAATGGAAGAAAGATGTAGAAAGCACGATCGAACTACAGACTCGCATTGCTGCGTTACATCTTCAAGCATTGAAGAAGCTAGAAGAAAAAGTTGCTGTGCTTCAGCATGAAGTAGATCACTTGCATGAATATGTACATGAGTTGTACGATACATTAGGTGAAGAATGAAATGTCTAAGCACAGTATCGAGGACTACCTGCACCATATAGGTGCGACAGTTCCAGCCCGTGGTAGTGGGTGGCGCAAGATGCGCTGCCCATTCCATGAGGATAGGAACGCAAGTGCTGCCGTGAACTTTGATGCTAACCGCTTCAAGTGTCACGGCTGTGGTGTCTCTGGTGACACATACGATTTAATCCAACACAACAAGGGAGGAACGCTGAGTGAGGCTATCGAATTCGCATCGACAATTTCTACTACGGGCGACTCAACAGTACAGCTCTCATATAGACCAAGCCGAGGAGTATCTGTTGACAAGACATCTCTCGGTAGACGAGGCCAAACGCTTTCACTTGGGCGTGGTCGTCGATCCTCTGCCGGGTCATGAACAATTTACTAACCGCTTAGCCATTCCTTATGTCACACCCAGTGGCGTAGTGGACATCCGCTTCCGTGCTATGCATGGAGAAGAACCTAAGTACATGGGCATGGCTGGTGCTCAGACCACCATGTTCAATACTCAAGCTTGCTTTGTAGCACAGAAGTATATCTGTGTTACTGAAGGTGAGTTTGATTGTGTCATCATGTCAGTCAAGACTGAGCACCCAACAATCGGGATACCCGGGGCTAACAATTGGAAGCCACACTACTCCCGTATCTTGGATGACTTTGATATGGTTATCATCCTTACAGATGGTGACAAGGCGGGTACTGAATTCGGAAAGAAGATCATCCGAGAGCTACCCAATGCAGCAATGGTACCAATGCCAGACGGTGAAGATGTAAATAGCACTTTCATTAAACAAGGAAAGGACTGGATCGATGAGCGAATCCGAGATTGTATTACCGCTTGACCAAACTATATGGGACTATGTGGAGAAGATGGATGGCAGCATTGGCATTAGCCTAAGCGAGACCAAGACTCTTGATCTACTAGGTGCACTCTATGATATCTACCATGTTAGCCTTGAGGATCCTGTTGAATCACAGGAACTTCTTATTGGTTTGACTGCCTTACTTGTGGCTGCTCCTATGGGACAGGCCGAAAAAGTATGGGAAGAACTACAAGTCCGTGAGTCCATGAAGAACTTTGAACTACAGGTAAAGGAAGTACTAGACGATGAAAAGCGTGGATGATGTTGACGATATCCTTGAAGAACTCAGAACAGTATTGGTCCGTAAGCAAGAAGACTATGGTCCGCTTAACATCTCGCTCGCACCGGGGGGTCCTTACAATGGTTTACGAGTACGAATGTTTGACAAGCTACAAAGGTTCAGTCATCTTGTCGATCAAGACATCGACACGCCGAACTACGAATCTCTTCGTGACACCTTCGTTGACCTCGCAAACTATGCTATTATAGGCATATTAGTCCAAAGCGGACAATGGGAAGGTTTACCGAATGAGAAAGATCGTAGTCCTCAGTGACCTACAGATACCGTATCACGATCCAGTCGCGGTCAAGACTGTCCTCAAGTTTATTAAAGCCGAGAAGCCACATGAACTGTGGTGTGTAGGCGATGAGCTTGACGCGCCTGAGCCTAGCCGATGGAACAAAGGTATGGCTGGTGAGTATGCACCTACCTTACAGGATTCTATTGACCAGACTTATGACATCATGGCGGATTTCCGCGACGCACTAGGGCGTAACAAACCCTTTATTATCCAACGATCCAATCATACCGATCGGATCCAGACATACATCTCTAAGTATGCCCCGGCATTCTCGTCCCTTGATTCACTCAAGATCGAAGAACTGCTGGGGTATCGCTCTTTAGGGATCCAGTATCTTCACAAGTTTAAAGAGTTACTACCCGGCTGGGTGATGGCACATGGTGATGAAGGCCGTGCTATTCAAGTGCCCGGCTCTACTGCTATGAGCTTAGCCAAGAAGCTAGGCAAGTCTGTAGTCTGTGGTCACACCCACAAGTTGGGACTACAGCATGAGACCACAGGTCTGTATGGTAAGACGCAGACTTTGTTTGGTATGGAAGTAGGACACCTGATGGATATCAGGCAAGCCAGTTACTTAACCTCAGGCATTGCCAACTGGCAACAGGGCATAGGTATGCTGGTTGAACACAACCGCAAAGTTACACCCTACACAATCCCTATCATTAATGGAGACATCCGCCTACCATGAAGCATCATGTAGAACAATGGCTCCCCTATCAGGACATGATGAAGCGTATTGCATCTGACTACCATAAGAAGTATCCCATGGTAGAACAAGATGATTTACACCAAGAGATGTACCTGTGGTTTGTTAGCCATCCAAAGAAGTTTAAAGAATGGTCAGCCCTTGAAGAAAAAGATCGTGATCGCCTTATTGCTAAGTCTCTTCGCAACCAATGTCTTAAATACTCGGAAAAAGAAAAGGCGCGAGTACTAGGCTACCAAGTATCCGACTTGTACTACTACGATCTAGTGGTAGTCGAAGCCTACCTGCCATCCATCATAGCCGAGAGCTATGAGATGCCGGCTAAGTTGAAGGATCTAGGGGGCACACGCGGTAAGGGTGAGGTAAGTGATGGCATGAATTGGCTGGCACTGCGCTCTGATATTGCCCGTGCTTTCTACAAACTATCCGAAGCCAAGCAAAACATACTACGCCTACGCTTTACTAACCCCGATGAGGAATGGTCACGCGTAGCCGATGAGATGAACACCACTGCCGACGGCGCTCGCATGAAAGTGCAGCGAGCATTGGCATCCCTTGTACAAAACCTAGGTGGCAGGAGACCATACTATGACCAAGACACGATCGAAAGCACAGATGCAGAAACAGAGTCCAATGATCAAGAAGCCTACGAATGATGCGATCATTGTCTGTTGGTGTGACAACGGCACCACAGATGGAAAGTTCACCGAAGGGTTAGTCTACTCAATCCTTAAGAGTGACCTGCCTCTTAAGTCTGCCATGCGTATCCAAGGTAATCAGATTGGGCGCCAGCGTCAGAACGCATTTGACTACTGGCTAGATCACACTGACTACCCGTGGATTTTATGGGTTGATAGCGACATTGTTCTTACCGAAGAGGCACTAGCTAAGGTGTGGCGTGAGGCTGACCCAGCCACCCGGCCTGTCATTAGCGGTACTTACTTTATCTCAAAAGAGAATGAACAGTCCTTGATGACACCATACCCTGCGCTCTTTATGTTTACTGATGACCCTAATCAGATTGCTTATGTCCACCCACTACCTAAGGATGCTCTTGTCAAAGTTGGTGCAGCAGGATTTGGATTTGTGCTCATGCACAGAAACGCCGCTCAGAAAATGCGAGATGTGCACGGCAACGTCCCCTTCTTTAACGAGACAGGAGTAGGTGAGAAGTTTGTATCAGAGGATATTAACTTCTTCCGTAAGATGCATGAGGCAGATGTGCCACTCTTTGCCCACACAGGGGCAACAGTCAAGCACATGAAGCGTTTCTCCTTTGACCTAGACTTCTACAAGTTCTATTGGAATAACCAGAGTGACGATTGATCTAACCGGCACACCCACACTGGCGTGTATCTGTGGCTGTCTGATGTTCAAGCTTACTGTCATGTGGGATGAAGACACCCGATCAGTAGGCTGGTATGACTTGAAGCAACAATGCGTAGAGTGCGGTGCTTACACCACTGCACCTACACCTATCGATGATGAAGGGATGGACTGTGCCTAACTATGATTTCAAGTGTAAGGTCTGCGGTATAGTGCAAGAACTATATCGTTCTTTTGGTGATGACACTCTGCCTACCTGTTGCAACCAGTCAATGGAACGGATATGGTCTGCAGTACCAGTCCAATTTAAGACTGGTGGATTCTATAGCACAGGAGGATAATGGGAGCCGAAGATTCTTCTTTATGTATTGAACCTATTGACATAGCAGAAGAGATGTGGAAGCTAGATGCTAACTGTCAGGACACTGACACTGAGTCTTTCTTTGATAGCAACTCTGGCGATGGTTACAACAAGACGTTGCTTACTGCTATCTGTAATAACTGCAGCGTTTACAACCAGTGCATGGACTATGCCATACGGCACAACATGGAAGGCTGGTGGGCTAACACCACACCCAAGACTCGGATCGGCATAAGAGTAGGTAGACTGACGGCACCCCCACAGGGGTGACTGTACTGTACAGTACTGTACAGGTGTCAAGTAGACACGCCGTAAATACAAAAAGAACCCCCTGTCCTACCAGTAAAGGTAGAGCAGGGGGTATCTTTATACCATCTCAGGGTTTAAAGTGGCTTAGAAGCCAACCTCGAACCGTTATGCGGTATGTGTAGTATCGTCCACTACTGCTGCTGCAGCCTTAGTTGAAGGCTGAGGGGCAGGGAACTGGTCACCGGGATTAGCCCAGCGTAGGATGACAGGCAGGATTGAAGCCAAGCCTGAGGCAAAGAGTGCCTTGATGCTGGTGTGACCCATCATGTAGGACGCTGCCATAGATGCGATGAAAGCCCGAGCATATGTGCCAAGGACTGTCCATACTTTAGGTGAGATGTTCATTTGTGTTTTCCTTTGTCTAGCGCTAGGGGATAACAATCTGGACAGTACATCATCCAGTGCCTTAATTGTATCGCACCCTGCTTTCCACAACGGAAACAGAACGCGTTAGTGTAGATCTTTTTTACGCTGTCCATTTGGGACGAGCGACGGCTACCACAAACTGGTAAAGACGGCGCTTCTCATAGCACCCGTCACCGTTGGATTGGTTGGATCCCGGAGCACCCGTGTTACCTTCGTAGGTATCAAGGATCTTGTGGGCAGTGTCGTTATAGACCACTAGTCCAACATGCTCAGCCTCACCTTTGCCGTCCCAGTTGAAGAACACAATGTCTCCGGGCTGGGCTTGAGCCACAGGTACAAGCTGATGGGTGGCTGTGAAGTGGTTCACTGCTGCTGGGCAGTAGGCAAATCCCTTAGGGGATTGGATGCCGGATAACAAGTTGCCTACCTTGGCTTGGTCAAAGCAATAGGAAACAAACATGGCACACCATGACTGGTGGTTAAGGCCATACCATTGACCAAAGATACTGTCGTTATTAGCGCCTTCTTTGTATTTCTGATCGATGTACTTTTTGGCTGCGGCTAGTACTGCTTGTGCTTGTGTCATTGCTGAGCCTTTGCCTTCATGACTTCGACATCAATCTTAATGATCTGTTGGTTCTCGATCAGTTCATCAACCTTGTTGATAAGCCCAGTCTTGCCATCGTTGTATAGTGCGTACTCAATCTTGGTTAGCTTGTCTTTCAATTCATCAGTATGTTTCTGAATCGTATGCTTAGCAATAAGACTGAGACCAGCAAGGAGTGCTGCTGCTACAAAGAAGTAGGAGTATACAATCGTGGCTACATCGGCTGACATGGCTATACCGTTCTGACTGTCAAGATGACAGTACCTTCGAAGTTGTTGAGTCGTTTATCTGGGTTGGTTGTATTAATGAAAGACAACTCTTCAATCAAGCACTGACTTGTTTCATTAGTACGGAAGTCTTGTAAGGTAACAACGTCACCGGCTGCTTCAATTGCTTCCAATGCTGCGAGCTTGTCGAAGGCCATGCCTTCGTAACCTAGTGTGCCGTTGTACTTATCCATGTCCTTGTCATAGCAGAGCAAAGGAATCTTGATGATACGAGTACGAGGCGTAGCAGGTACAGCCTTGAGTTGGTAGCCCTTGAATACAGGGGATAGGGTGTTATCTGATGCGTCACGTTGTAACGTGAAGCGAAGAGCAATAGAGTTCTGTGCTCCCGATGGGCTGGTAATGATTGCTTCGGGTTGACCGATAGCGTAGTCGTATGTAACTACATCGTAAAGATTGCCGTGATCATCTACAGTTGAGATGTTCATAGATCCCTTGGATGTTCCGCTAGGGTTGTTGCTAGATACGGGTACACCAAAGTCTCCGCGTCCTACAATACGTTTAAAGTTCTTCTGCTCCAGTGTGTTGTAGCGGATCTGTCCTGTTTGAATCCAGCCTGATGGGTAAACCTCAGTAGCAGACTCAAGCCATAGACCAAGGGTGGCAGCCAATCCATCAGTAGATGCAAGGAATGCTAGTTGGTTGGTGTTACCTAAGTGAGCCACGTCATAGGTAGTACCTACTGTGTTCTCAGCAAAGATGTCCTGAGCCACAGAGAACTGCAACGTAGAGATATCACTTGATAGATCAATACGCCATGTGCCTGCGTAGTAGTTGATGCCATCGTAGATAGAACTGCCAAACCATACATAAGAGTCACGGGCTGAGAAGCCACGGACTGGGGTGTTGGTGGATACAAGGAGCTGACCATAGGTCAAGTCTCCTGTTGCTTGATCTACTTGTGCTACACGCACACCCTTGTTAGTACCGATGAGAAGGTAAGCTCCAAGGTGTGAGTACATAGAGTAGATCACTTCACCTTGTGGCAACTGGGCAGCGATGATGCCTGATGTAAGGATAGGCATAGCACCTGAGTTATCAAGGTTAAACTTGTAAATAGCAGAGTTAGCACCAGCGTAACCTGAGGCGTAGATGGCTGGGCCTGCTTCATCAATGTCAGTCCACTGCCAAGAAGTATTAGGGTGAGTGTAGACAGGGGTAGGCATAGCATTGCCGGTGCCTACTAATTCATAAAGGCTGTTGTTAATGCCAGCAACAAGACGCTGTTTAGCCCAGTGCATGGCAGAAGAGTTAACAGTTCCTGTGCGGTTCCATAGCGTTGTAGAGCTACCGCCAGTCAATGGTACTGAGTAGATGTGGTTGACATCCATGTAATAAACTTTGCTTCCATCTTGACACATTGAGTAGATGGTGGACGAGTGAGTAACTAATGTGCTGGAAGTTGTAGCGTTGACAAGCTTAATGTCTCCATCAAGGAGAAGAACATAGTCGGTGCCGCTGACATTGACTGACTCAATATGTAGAGCGCCAGTAGTTGTAGCAACACGGGACGGACGCTTAAGGAGCGATACTTGTCCAAAGTTCCATGGGTTAACGCCTACTGACTTGTCGAAGCGGTAGGAGTTAGAAGCAAGAGTGGTAGAGAATGGGTTAGCAAATGGATCGTAGAAGGCTACGCCTTGACCAGCATGGAAGCTGGACTGGCTACGAACCCACCATCCTTGGAGTGACTGCTCACCCGGATCACGCTGGTTATCAAACTGCTGCTTACGGAAGGGCGCAGTGCTGCGCTCGTAAGCGTGCTGATCGGTAGCGTTGAGGAGGAACGGTACACCGCCGATAGCAATGTCGTACTGGACGCCTGTGTTCTGCCAGATCGTGCCTGATTTAATACCAATGTCTACGGCAATGGATCGGGCGGCACGACCTTCGGT